CTGTTATATATATAACAGATCATATAACTTTAGGCTATGGAGATGTTTGGGTGTTTAGTCCTTATAACTTGGAAATATTATATTTAGGAAATGTAGTTACTGATATAAATCCAGCGCTGCTGCAAGACTTAGATGAATTAATAACAATTAAGAATATTGGTGATAAGGATTATGTAGGCATTGGAATAGGAACACAAACAAGCAGTAATGACTTAATACAACTTAGTGCTGATGGCATTACTTACACAGATAAAATCAATATGGATATAACAAAAGGTGAAGAGAAATCTCTTTATGTAAAAATAACTAAAAATGCTGATAATCACAATTTTAAAGTTAGAGATTTCCAATTAGTAATTAATGAATAAAGAGGTGAGGCTATGAGTAAATTTTTCAATGTGACATTAGACAAAGATGTGGTATTAGATGATAGTGTGACCAATAATTTCACTGGTTGGACAGGCGAGAAAATATTAAAAGAAATTGTAGATCATAGAGTCACTAGGTTTGAGAGTTTAGATGATGTAGACGTAGTTGGTAAAAAAGATAAACAGGTAGTAGTTTATTCAGGTGATACCTCAAAATTCACTACTATTGACTTAGAGGCGATGGGTGAAGCAGCAGGATCAAGCTTAAAGCAAATGAATAATATAGGGGTAACAGGTACACCAACTGTACCGCAAGTTATTGATATACCTATTAGTAGTTTAGATTTTAAATTAGGTAAATTAAATATACTTAGATTTCAACAAGGAGATCAAAATGTTGTTAAGACCCAAACAGGATTTAGCAATGGTGAGAGCAATACTTTTGTTAATGACGATATGGTGGTGTTTGATGGGACGGTACATCTTAAATCTGAATTTCTATACCCATTAATATATGAAAATGACATTGATATTTATAAAGCTTTTAATGTCCTAGTAGATAAAAGCATATTTAAAAGCATAAGTGATATATCGGTTATAACAAGTGGAACTGATAAAATATTAAAAATCACTGCAGTTCCCCTTGATAGGATTTTAATACCCAAAGGTGATATGAACCTATCTAACATTGCTAACATAGATTATTTTAATCTGACAGCTTCCTCAGGACTAAGAGTAATTTGTAGCATAGATAGTGGAGTGACCTGGAAAACTTTTAAAGGTACATCATGGGAAAATGTAAACTTAACTGTTAATGATATTGAAAATAATGGCATAGATGTAAGCACATTCAACTCTATTAGTAGCATCTATTGGAACATGTTAATAATAGCCAATAAGGTAAGATTTGCTTATTTATTATGTGACACAGTTTCCATTGATGAATTAAAAATACAATATGACGCACAAGGATACTGGATAGAAGCTAAGGAAACTACCTATGATGTAATCTATGCTTCTAATAGCTTATTGCAGGTAAAGTTATATTTTAGTGGTGATGTAAAAATAAATTATTAAGGGGGGATATTAATGGCAACAATTGGACAACAATTATTAGCACCTGAAACGGGGTGGAGACGTTATGATGATTCTGATAGTAGAATAGTTAAAGTTGGAACAGGTTGGTTGAATGACACAAACACATATAATTACAATTCAAGTTGTAATTATAAAGTGGGTAGTGAACATAATTTTAAATTTAAAGGTACAAAACTAAGAATAATACAAATGATGTTAGGTAACGCATCTACTGACATTTCTGTAAGCATTGATGGTATTATAGAACATTACTCAGCTTATAAGTCTAGCAATCAGTATCAATCAATAGTTTATGAAAAGTCAAATTTAACAAATGGTGTTCATTCTGTTATTATTAAGAGTTTAACTGGAGCTAGTAATGGATTGGATGCTATAGATATAGATGATATAGGATATCTATTGCACCCTACTTTAAATCAAGTAGCATCATTAAATACTATGGGGATAGGAGATTGCATACCATGTAGATATACTGCAACTACAAGTGGGGTAGCTGGGTATTTTAGTGAACTTGGTATTTGTATAGCAAATGAAATACCTATAGCTGGCACTGCAACACCTGATGGCTTATGTTATCTTATTAAAACAGATAAAGGTACTTTAATAGCTGATAGAGTAATTCAAACCAATATTAGTTGGGATGCATTAAATATCAATGGTTTAATTGAGGGTGCATCTAATAAACCTCAGTCCATATCGACTGCAAGCATAAATGCTTTTTCTGGTGGTTTTTACAATAGTGGTAATTTTAATTACAGTGTACCCATAGCTAACAAAATAACTTTTAATAGTACTAATGGTAGCTATGGTCAAGAGAATTTTAAACCTGATGCTACAGTATCAAATAGTTCTAAAATAAATTTTAAAATTTTAACTATGACTGATAATGCAAGATTGGATTTATATTTCTATAGCAAAACATATGGTAAATCTGTCGTATTAGTTATAACACCAAATCAGATTGGCATATCTTCATCTGTATGGAACCCATATGATATTAATATAATTGGTAAAGATATTGTTGTATATTGCAATTTCACAAATAATACAATATATGTTGCAATAGATGGTGTTATGTTTATATACAAGAAAATTACACCTGCTAGTATCTCTGCCGATGCGGATTATTCTTTTTTATGTGCAATAACAAGTTCTAATACTGCACAAACTATACAATTAGAGTATTATAAATATGTTCCAAATTCACTAGGGGTTGTTCATAATATAAACAGGGGATTAATACGTTCCATGTCTGGTGGATGTGCATATGCCGATGCCGATGCAAATGGCAATATGTCATTGACTGATAAATCACTTGGAGCATGGCCAACCAATAATGAATGGGATAAATATATTGTAAACAGTGATTTAAAAGGGAAAATAGCTAAAGGTGATGATAATGTTTGGCATTATACTCCAACATGGTCATGGTGTAAAGAAACTGGCATAAATGGTTTGATTTCTGCTAGTGTTCCTAGTGGTGGAAATTCCACTAATAGAATATTTAGGGGTTATTTATACCAAGGAAGGGCGATTAATCGTCTTGATAATATAGTAACTAGTAACGCTAATGTTGCGGGAGGATTTAGGCCAGTATTAAATTATGTGGAATCAGATATAGTGAGTGAGGTGATTTATTAATGGCAACTGTAGGACAACAATTATTAGCACCTGAAGCAGGGTGGAAAAGGTATGATGATAGAGATAGTAGATTATTATATAGGGGTGTTTTTTCTACAGCCTCCGATACTGGAATGTATCTAAATACTCAACATTATAGTACAAATATTGGAGACAGTATTATGCTTAAATTTTATGGTACTAAAATAAGATTGATTAATACAATTCACTCTAATAGAGGAGTAGGTTCAATTATTTCCATAAAAATAGATAATGGTGCAGACGAAACTTTTTCAGGATACAAAGTAAGTGGGTATCAATTTCAAACTATAGTATATGAAAAACTTAATTTGACACCTGGAATTCATACTATTACCATTACAAATGTTAGTAGTGTTTATCTCGATTGCGATGCTATAGATATAGATGATACTGGCTATTTAGTTCATCCAACTCTTAATCAAGTTAATAATATAAATACCATGGTAGTGGGAGATGTAATACCATGTAGATACACAGCAACTACAAGTGGAACTGCTGGATATTTTTCAGAATTAGGTACTTGTATAACTAACGAAATACCAATAACTGGAACAGCTACTCCAGATGGTTTATTTTATCTAATTAAAACTGATAAAGGTACTTTGATTGCTGATAGAACTATACAAACTAACATTAGCTGGGATGTATTAAATGCTGCTAAGTTTATCGAAGGGGCAAAAGATCCTTATACTTCATTATTGATACACTTTGACAATATAATCAAAGATGAATGTGGACATGTAATAATAAATAATAATGTTATTTTAGATTCTATAAACAAATATTATGGTGAGAGTAGTGGCTTATTTGATGGGGTAAGTTCGTTCCTAAGTTTACCAAATTACACTGACTTTAATTTTTTACACCAAGTTGGAACAACAGGTAAATGGACTATTGATAGCAGATTGAAATTACCAACAACATTAACGCATGGTAATTATTTAATAGATACTTGTTCTGCTGCATCTATTAATTCTGGAATTACAATTTATATCGGAAGTGACTTTTCTATTACAGTTGCAATTGATAGATCTGTTACTGGATGGTTTGTAATTTTATATCAATCTGTCGCTAATCTATTCCCAAAGGATGGAATGTTTCATCATTTAGAGATAAGTTATGACCAATCATTAGCTTCTAATAATTTAAAAATTTTCATAGATGGTATATTAGTTATAACTCAAACAAAAACAGCCAATGCCCCATCCACTTTAGATTGCAAAGGATTTTCAATTGGAAAACCATTTAACGACACTGGAAATACTTTTATGGGTAATATTGATGAGTTTAGAATATCTAAAGGTATAATACGTCATACTTCTAATTTTATCCCAGCTACAGGCCCCTCTTTTTATGAACTAATACGTTCAATGTCTGGTGGATGTGCATATGTAGATGCAAGTGGTAATTCATCATTGACTGATAAATCATTAGGAGCATGGCCAACCAATAATGAATGGGATAAATATATAGTGAACTCAGACCTTAAAGGGAAAATAGCTAAAGGGGACGATAATATTTGGCATTGGGGAGGAACAATAAGTTCATGGGCAAAAGAAACCGCAATTAATGGTTTATATAGTTTAGGTTCTAGTACTGGTGATGGTACTAATACATCTAGAGTTGTTAGAGGAAAGAGTGATGCTTATGGTGGATTAAAAAGATTTAATATAGGTGTCAGTTCATTAGTTATTGCTACTGCAGGTTTTAGACCAGTATTAAATTATGTGGAATCAGATATAGCAAGTGAGGTGATTAACTAATGTATAATAGTACAATAAGAAGAGGTCGCATATTTAATTTTTTAGCAAGTAAAGCAACATTAAATGGTGCCGGCACAAACTCTCCCCCAGTATCAAGTCCCATAGACTGGAGTGGCAATTATGCTCCCATTATAAATAATATAGGAAACACTGAAAGTAGTGGGTGGAAGGGTGATGAAACCACTTTAAACCCATATAGACTTGTACTAGATGGTGTAAATGACTATCTTAATACAGGACACACACCAGCTTTAACTGATAAATGGTCTATTGAGATGTGGATAAAAATACCTAACATAGTAGGAAGCGAAATTACTACAATATGGGGTACTAATGGAACAGGTAATGGATATTGGATGCCCAGCTTTTACTATTCAAAAAGCAATAAGAAATTAACTTATGGTCATGATTACTATGGAAATTCCTACTTTGAGTATGGTACTATAGCTAGTCATACTATAAATCCTGGTGATATAGTACAAATTGCTTTGGTGTTTGATGGGTGCAAACATGTTCAATTATATCTTAATAGTGTAATTTTAATGGACGCTATATTTACACTTACTCCCTCATATACGTCTTCAAATTTAATAGGAGCAAATGTCCCCGCAACACCGTACCCTGGTTATGGAAATATTGAAGTTATATCTTGTAGTATATTCTCTAAATTATTAAGTTATACTGAAATACTAAGAAGTTATCAAGGAATTGATGACCCTTTATATAAGGTAGATATATCTCAAATGTCTTTAGGGGATCATATACCATGTAGATATACGGCTGTTTTAGGACAGGTAGGATATTTTAGTGAGTTGGGAACTTGCAGTGAACCAAATATTCCTATAGCCTCATCGGCTGCACCTAATGGAAGTTTCTATTGGATATATGTTGGCAAAGACTATTTAGGTAGAAAGAAATTTATAGCTGATAGAAATATACAACATTCAATTAGTTGGGATACTTTGAATAGCGCTGGAATAATTAGTGAGAAAATAATAAATAATATTACTGAGGTATATACAGATAACTTATGTCTGAATCAAGCTTCTTATTTAGGCCTTGAACCTAATGGTAGCATTTCTCCAATAAATACGAGTAGTGATACACCAGACAAAGCATTTAATGGTATATTATCGGGTATAGATTATTATAATCCAGTTGGTACTACTAATAAAAGGATAGTTGTTCAATTTTCATCAACAAAGAAAATAAGAAAGCTTAAAATATATCCTTATTATGCTTCAAATACTTATGGACCCTATCATTTTTATGTAATTGCAAGTAATGATAAAATTAATTGGGTTAAAATCCCCATACAAACTTACCTTTTAAATGCAGCACAATATAACAATGATGAGTGCGCGATAATTAATGGTATGACTTTTTGTGAAATATTGATTGACAATACTAAATCCTATATCTATTGGGGGTTGCATATGTACGATATTAGTGGTAACGCATTTACAACACTTCCAATAGTTGAAATACAAATGATGGAGATGATTTCTAAACATAAAGCAAATCAACCATCTGTTAGATTATTAAGTGGAGGTATTAGTGCAACTGATACAGATAATGAGTGGGATAAAATAATTGTTGGTTCAACATTAGGTGGAAAAATAACAGCAGGTGATACCGATATATGGAATGCTTTTCCTAATGTAGTTGGAGGTCAAAGCTGGCTATCAACAACTGGAGCTAATCAGACTTCATCTACCAAAGTTTTAAGACCAGGTGCAAGTGGAACTCTGGCATCAAGAGTTGAAGCATATGCTACCAATAATGTTAGTGTGAATCTTGGCTTTAGGCCTGTATTATTATTAGAGCAGTTAGTTATAGATAAATACTTAATAAAAAATGATTCAAATTATTATAGTATAAAACCAGAATATTATGATGATGCATCACAAAATTTCTTACCTTTAACTTTGAGTGGTGGAGTTGATCCAAATAAATCTGATATTGATACTTTTGGTTTTGATAGTTTAGATCTCTTATTAAGTTCAATAACTAAAGGTGAGGAGACCTTTAAGCCAATAGATAAGCTTGATAATAAATTTGAATTAATAGTATATAGGGTTAGTTAAATTAAGACATTTCAATTCAATTAAATTTAGGCAGAATGTAAAATTTTGCTTGAAAAGCTTCATTTCAGAGAGAAATTATAGGAAAATTGTAGGAAAAGTATAGAAAGTGTATAAGAAATAGATGGTTTGAAGTCTTATAATAGTAAGTGGGAAGAAAAGATAGTTGTTAGACAACGATAGCAAAGAGCGCAAAATGTTGAGAAAAAGAGAGCTTGGAGTGTCAGCGCTGGAAGAGTGGATGTCTATAATTATAATTTAAAGTTAGAATGAACTTGAAGAACTCTAGAAATAGGGTTCTTTTTATGTTCAATAAAGTAATCTTAGTTTAAAAATGTAACTAGGAATGCTTAATGAAAAGGGGGTGAGACTTTGGCAGTTGAGTTATAACGGGAATCTAGAAGATAGGGAGTAGAGGAGGAAATTCGTGATTAATGAATTAATTAATTCAATTAATGGAATGTTAGTTGAGAAGTTCCCAAACACAAAAGTATATGTATCGAAGTCAGAGAAGGAGGTTACAAGACCTTCTTTTTTTATTCGCTACATTACTAGTAAGCAAAAAGATTTGAATAGAAATAGTTATACAAATAACATAACTATGAAGATTATTTATTTTGCTCAATTAGATGAGTTGATGAATGCTGATTTAATAGCTCAAAATGAAATACTGGATATAATACGGGAGATTTTTAGTAGTGGATATATAAAGGTTTTGGATAGAGCTGTAAAGGTAAAGAAGTTAAGAGGCAGAGCTAAGAATACAGAAATACATCTAAAACTTAAATTAGACTTTATTCAAGACAAGAGCTTTAATACACCTGAAAGTCCTAAAGCAGAAAAAATCAACCTAAAATTTTAAGGAGGAATGAAAAATGGGAGAACCATCCATACAAATTGTATTTAAACAAGCAGGAATTACTGCAATTAAAAGAGGAGAAAGAGGGGTTGTAGTACTTATTTTAAAAGATACTATGCCACCTACCTATAGTAATCCAATAAAAATGGAAACTATAGATGAAATTCCCGAAAGCTTATCAGATTTTAACAAGGAGCAAATCAAACTTGCAATGATAGGTTATCAAAATCCACCTAAGCAAGTTATAGCATATATAGAGAAGGCGGATGCGACTGACTACACAGAAGCTCAAAATCACTTAGAAACTATTAAATGGGATTACGTGGTAGTTCCAAGTATTGGTTTAGCAGCAGATGGAAAAGCTGATACAGAGGCAAATACTACTTCTAGAGCAACCGATTTTGCTACTTGGATTAAGCAATTAAGAAGTACTAAGGATATTAAAGTTAAAGCAGTACTTCCACATTGTCCAGCAGATAATGAAGGAATAATAAATTTTAGTACTGATGATATAAAAACAGCAAATAAAACTTATACTGCAGCAGAATATTGCTCGAGAATTGCAGGAATGCTAGCAGGAACACCATTAACTATTAGTGCTACATTTGCGCCACTTGCAGAAGTAATAGATGTTCCACATTTAAAGAAAGAAGAAAGAGATGCAGCAATTGATGCAGGTAAATTGATTTTATTTAATGATGGAAAGAAAGTTAAAATTGATAGAGCAGTAAATAGCTTTGTTACTACCTTTGAAAATAAAGGTGATGATTTCAAAAAAATTAAAATAGTAGATATTATGGATTTAATTCATGATGATGTTAAGACCACTGCTGAAGATAGTTATATTGGTAAATATCCTAATGATTATGATCATAAATGTTTACTTATTGCTGCAATTAATGGATATTTTGAAGGATTAGAACTAGATGGACTGCTTGATAGTAGCATTGATGGGCAAAACAAAGCGGAAATTGACTTAGAAGCACAAAAGGTTTACTTAAAGAGTCAAGGGACGGATATTTCATCTATGAAAGATCAAGAATTAAAAGAAAGCAACACTGGTTCTCAAGTATTTCTTAGAGGGCAAGCAGTTATCTTAGATGCAATTGAAGATATTAAATTTCAAATATATATATAGGAGGCGGTTGTAATGCAACAAGCAAAAAATGTTATAAATGGAACTTGGGGAGAAGTTTGGATTGATGGACAGTATGTTTCAGAGGTCTCAGCCCTTCAAGCAAAAGTTACTTTAACAAAGGTAGATGTGAATTTTACAAGGGACTTATGGAAGAGAAGCAAAATAACTGGTATAGAAGGAAAAGGAACTTTGAAATTACATCATGTGACTTCAAGAATGAGTATTTTACTCAAGGATAATATTAAACAAGGAAAGCAAACAGTATGTACTATCATATCTAAATTAGCAGATCCAGATGCATTGGGAGCTGAAAGAGTAGTACTTAAAGATGTTACTTTTGATGAGTTAACAATAGCAGATTGGGAAGTTAAGAAGAATGTTGAAGAAACACTTCCATTTACTTTCTCAGGATATGATTTCTTAGACTTAATAGAACCACAATAAAAGTAAATATTAAATAAGACTTGTCAGTTTGTTGAAAACCCCATTGTTAAAAAGAGTGGGGTTTTTAGCTTAACTTAATTTTAAGAAATGGAGATGGAAATTATGAATTTAGTTGAACAATTATTAAAAATAGATGCTGGTAAAATTGAGGTGCCATCAAAAGAGGTAAAACTTAAACTTGCTAAACTTGGAAATACTGAAATTACATTTACATGTAATGCTATTTCAATGGAAAGATATAATGAAATTCAAGAGAGAGTGTTGCAAGTGGATAAGAAAGGAAATATACAAGGATTTGCTACAGCACAAGCAAAAATAGAAACAGTTCTTACTGGGGTTTCTGAACTTAGATCAGAGGAGCTTATGAAACATTTCAAAGCACCAACGCCAAAGGAATTAATGAATAAAATATTTTTACCTGGTGAAGTTGATATTTTAGCAGATACAATAACAGAAATATCAGGAGTGGAATCTACCTCCAATAAAAAAGAAGACATAAAAAACTTATAAGCACTGATGAAACTGTAAATCTTATATATCACTGCTGGAAACTACATGATAAGTGGCCAGCAGAGACTTTAAATAGAGGATTTGGAGAAAAGATTATCATCAGTGCTTTTATTGAACAAGAAATTGAAGATAAAATGAAACAAATGGAAGCCTTGTATTCAGGAGGTGATGATTAATGACGTTTGAACTAGATTCAGCATTATTAAAAGTTGTTGATGGAGCTCAAAAAGCTCAAAAGGCAATTGATAGTTTATCACCTGTAGCTTTAAAAGCATCAGAAAGTGTGCAAGCAATATCTAAAGCAGCAGAATCAGTAAATAAGCTTGAAAGTAGCGTTAAAAATACAAGAGATGCAATAGGAAATACAACATCAGCTGTTTCTAATTTTATACAAGCATGTACAGATAATACAGGAGAAAGATCTTTTGAAAATATTGGAGAGAAAGCTAATGATGTAGTTAAATCAATATCTAATGTATCAAAAACAGTTAAAGACATGAGAACTAATTTTAAAAATACAAAGGATGAGATTGAAAATGTAAAAAACACTGCATCAAATTTGTATAAGGCTTTTGCAGGTACTGATTTGGGTAAAAAATCTATTGATGTTATAGGAAAACAGGCTTCCAAAGTATCTCAAAAATTTACTAAATCAAATGGAAGTAAAGTCCCAGGAGTCTTGAATACAGGAGGACAATCAATAGGAAAAGTTGTTGATGGAGTTCAGAAAGCCAAAAAGGCAATTGAAGGATTAGCACCAATAGCTTCAAAAGCCTCAGAAAGTGTACAAGCAATATCTAAAGCATCAGAATCAGTAGGTAAAGTTAAAAGTAGCTTTAATGATACAAGAGATGCAGTAGGAAATGTAAGAACGTCTGTTTCTAATTTAATACAAGCATTTACAGATAACACTGGGGAAAGATCTATTGAAAATATTGGACAGAAAGCTAAAGAGGTAGTTAAATCAATATCTAATGTACCAAAAACGGTTAAAGATATGATAACTAATTTTAAAAATGCAAAAGATGAGATTGAAAATGTAAAAAGTACTGTATCGGATTTGTTTAAAGCATTTAAAGGCAATGATTTGGTCAAAAAATCTATTGATGGTATAGGAAAAAATGCTTCCAAAGTAGCTCAAAAAATTACTAAATCAAATAAAAGCTCGAAAGCATCAAAGATTGCACAATCAGCTGGAACTGGAGGTAAAGTATCTAATGTCTTGAATATAGCTAAACAATCAATGGGGAAAGTTGGTGCGTTAACTCCTTATATATCCGGACCATTACAGAGTTTAGCTGGATGTTTTGAAAAATTTAAGGGTGTGGTTTCAAAGTGTTTTTCATCTTTATCTGGTGCTTTTGGAATCTTTACTAAATTGCCATTACCTCTTCAAATAATAATTGGAGTAGTTGCATTACTCGCAGTTGCATTTGCTACAAATTTTGGTGGAATAAGAGATATATTTATGGGAGTATTTAATAAAATTTCAGGTGCTGTAAAATCTGCAATTGATGTATTTAAGAAAACAGGAAGTGCCGCTCAAGGAATAGGTGCTTTATTTACAAATTTATTTGGACCTAAGGTTGGAAATACTGTGACACAGACAATTAATAAAATAATAGCAGTAGTTAAATCAATAGTAGCCTTTATTCAAGCTAATCTGCCTAAAATAAAGAGTGTAATTCAAAATGTATTTCAAGGAATTCAAGCTGTTTGGAATTCAGTTTTAAAACCAGTATTAATGTTTGCAATTCAAATTTTTGGAAAGTTAATAAGCTTTGTAATATCTAACTGGCCATTAATTAAACAAACTATCACAACAGTTATGGCAGCTATTAAAAATGTTATAACTACAGTTTTAAATGTAATAACGTCTTTTTGGAATGCACATGGACAAACTATAAAAGTAGTTGTAAGTGCAGCATTTAATAATATAAAAACAGTAATTTCAACTATTCTTGCTGTAGTAACTGGAGTTATTAAAACTGTAATGCAGGTTATAAATGGAGATTGGTCTGGAGCTTGGAATACCATAAAAAATACTGTGTCAACAGTATTTAATGGAGCTGTTGATATTGTGAAAAATATTATAACAGCTATAGGTGCAGTATTTAAGGATGTGGGTAAAACTGCACTTACCTGGGGAAAAGATATGATAATGGGTATTGTAGATGGAATAAAAGGAGCAGTTGGTTACATTGAAGATGCAGTTAAAGGGGTAGCAGATAAAATAAGATCCTTCCTGCATTTCTCAGTACCAGATCAAGGTCCGTTAACGTTAGCGGCTTAATACAGTAATGTATTTCGAATAACTATGTGAACCCATAAATATGGGGTGTGTAGATTTAATAAAATCTATGCTAACGATGAAGAACTAAGTTTATATTCGAAAATATAAATATGTTAATATCGTGCCAAGCTTAGAAGAAACTTCTTTGAAGGTGTAACGACTAAATTGAACGAGAGTTCTAAGAGGTTTAAGGTGAAAATCCTTATTCTGTAGTGCATAGATTCTTTTGTAAAAAAGAATGTGAGATAGTCTAATCCGACTTTTAGATGAGTGTTAAAGTATTCCGAAAGGAACGGTGCAAATGTAACAGATTACGAAACTTGGATGCCAGACTTCATGAAAGGTATGGGACATGGCATTAAAGTAAATACACATTTAGTAACTGATCCAGTCAAAGATCTTTCAGTTGGTATAAAAACCAATATGAATAATAATTTATCTGGTGGAAGTCTAGGATCTAAAGGAACTTCAGGTTCAGCTAAGGATGATAAAGTGCAAAGTGGCTTTGCGATAACAATAGCAAAACTTGCAGATTCTATAGTAGTTAGAGAAGAAGGCGATATAGATAAAATTGCAACATTACTAGCAAATAAATTACAACTAGCAGCTTTAAATAAAGCTTAAGGAGGGAATTGTAAAATGGAATATCATTTAATTAATGCTACAGGAAAAGATTTGCAATTTCCTGTACCTTTTTCAGAATATGAAATTAAGCAATCTGCAAACAATAAAACTATTAATGTATTAAATTATGGCGAAATAACATGGTTTGGAGATAGAAAATTGAAAGAATGGAGTCTTTCAAACTTTTTCCCTAGTAAGCAATATAGCTTTTGTAAAACATCAATTTGGAAGATGCAAGATTATATAAATTTCATTCAAAGGATAATAAATACTAAAAAACCTTGTAGATTTGTGGTTACTGAAACATCAATTAATTATTTGTGCACAATAGAGGATTTTACGTATGGTGAAAAAGATGGTTCGGGTGATGTTTATTTTACAATGAATCTTAAAGAATATAGGAGTGCTTAAGATGATACGAGTATATTCAAATGTAAATGGAGTAGCAAAAGATATAACTAAGCTTTGTAAGAGTATTAATATGTCAGGAACTACAGGTGATGTTAGTAGAAAACTTGATTGTACTTTTTTAAAGGCTATGTGGAATAATAACAGAGGATCAGCTGATTTGGAATCAGGTACTATACTCCATGCATATCTAGATTTAGATGAAAAATTTAGAGGTATTGTAGTTGAAAGAAATCCAAGAAGTGAAGAAGAAATGCCTATTTCAGCATTAGACTATTTATTTTATTTTAACAAGTCTAAAATAACTCATAATTTTCAAAATACTACTGCTGAATCTGCAACTATAGAGATAATAAAAGAATTGGAAGTTAGTCCGGGAGATATAGCAACTACTGGTATATCTATTAAAAGGCTTATTAAACAGAAATCAGCTTACCAAGCTATAATGGAGCTATACACGCAAATAAACAAACAAACTGGTCAAAAATTTTATATGGTTATGGATAAAAATCTGGTATGTGTTAGAGAGCTTGGAAGTTTAGCTGCTGGTTCTATAGAAAATGGGAAGAATTTATTAAAATATAGCTTTAAAGATTCAATACAAGATGTTATTAATAGAGTTAAAATTTACGATGAAAATAGTAATTATGTTAATACAGTAGAAAATAGGGAATCCGTTTTAAAGCTTGGAGTTTTGCAGGATGTTTATGGAAAAGAACAATACAAAGATTCTGATACTGTTTCTAAAAAAATGTTGAAAGAAAAAACCAAAGAATTAACAGTTGAAATTTTAGGTAATTATGATTATACAACAGGAAAAGCTGTAATTGTAACCATAGATGAAGAGGGAATAAATAAAGAAAAAATGTATATCACAGGTGATACTCACACATGGGATATAGAAACTGGCAATTATACTACTAGTTTGACATTATTGTGGGAAAATAACATGGATATACAGGAAGGAGATGATACAAGTGAATGATCCATATTCTAGTATGTTAGAAACAATGAAAAATGAAGGTGCTAAATTAAATCCACCTACCCTTACAATAGGTACAGTTATAAGCGTAAATCCATTAATTATATCTACTGGTGATTTGCAATTAAATAAAAGCAATATTTTAATTTCTGAGAGATTGATGAATTATAAACAGAATATGAGTATATCTTGTCCTACAATAAGTGGAACGGTAGTTGCTTCTGACCATACTGCACAATTAAAAGATATCAATATAGAAAAACAAGAAATTAAATTTTGGTGTATTTTAAAAGAAGGGGATTTACTTGCTCTTATTCCAATTCAAGACGAACAAATATATGTAGTCCTGGAGAAAGTGGTGAGGATTCCATGAGTATATTTCCCAAGGATTCCAATATGGAAATTAAAGTTATTAATGATACAGATGAAGTGTTTAAAGAATATGCCATTGATTTAAATACAGGTAAAATGATTTATAAGGATGGTAAAAATCTCATAGTAACAAAAGATGAAGCCTTAAGAGTATGGATTTGGAAAGTATTAAAAACAGCAAAAGCAACGTATCAAGCTTATGATTTAGACTATGGTAATGAGTTAGAAAAAATAATAGGTAATGGATATTCTAAAGCACTTGCAGAAAGTGAATTAAGGCGGATAACTAAAGAGGCAATATCTTATAATAAATATATTAAAGATATGCAAAATTTTAGTGTGGTTTTAGAGGGTTCTAAGGCTACAATCACATTTACAGCAATAACTAAATATGGGGAGGTGAATATAATTGTATAAGGAAGATAGCCAATATATATTAGATAGAATGTTAAGTGATTCAAATACATCTGGAATAAATGGAACTTTTATTTATGATGCATTTTCTCCAATGAGTAAAGAATTATCAATTTGTAAGGATCAAATTGAAGATGTATTAAGCAAAGCCTTTGCTAAAACTGCATATGAAAATGGGTTTTCTGATGAACTAGCACTTAAAGCAAGTGAACATGGTGTCATTAGGAAATTAGGGAAAAAAGCTACTGGGTTAATAAAAATTTGTGGTGTTAAAAATACTAAGATACCAAAAGGATTTATTGTGCAGACCAAAACAGGACTTCAATATAGAACTACTGAAGAGGTTTCTATAGCTGATAATGGAGAGCTAATTATAGATATTATTTCTGATAATGAAGGGACCAAATATAATCAAAAAGCAAATAAGATTGTAGAAGCTCCAATTCAATTAGTTGGCGTAATATCTATCAATAACGAGGCTGACATTGTAGATGGCCGAGATACTGAAACAGATGAAGCCTTATATAATAGATTATGCATAAAGGTTCAGACTCCAGCAACATCTGGCAATGTATATCATTATTTAAATTGGGCGTTAGAATGTGGTGGAGTGGGGAATGCTATTGTAAAGCCACTTTGGGACAAAAGTAATGGAATGAATGGAAATGGAACGGTTAAGGTTATATTAGTAGATTCATCAGGACGTTGTCCAAGTAGTGAAATAATAGAAGAAACAAGAAAGCATATAGAAGAAAATAGACCTATTGGAGCAACGGTTACAGTAATTGGAGTCGCTGAAATTAACATCAATGTAACTGCTAAATTAATAATGAATTCTAATATAAGCTTAGATGATATTAAATTAAAAATACAGGATAATATATGTAATTATTTGAAAGATATTAGTTTAAAATCAAGCAAGGTAAGAATAAATAAAATAGGTGGTTATATCGTAGATATTTTAGAGGTTGCAGATTACCAAGATCTAAAAATCAATGCAGATGTTAAGGATATTGAATTGGACGAAGGATGTATAGCAATTCTAGAGAGTGTGGTGGTAGATAGTGTTACTTAAAGACTATGTACCTTTTTTTATTGCTGAAATACAAGAATTTAAAAGCATATATGAAGAACAACAGGCTGAAATTGATAAGTTAAGCTCAGATGTAGAAGATCTAAAGCAGCAATGTTTTGTTATAACTGCAACTTGGGGAATAATCCTTTGGGAGTATTTTGTGGGTATTCCTATTGATAACTCAAAAACTATTGAAGAAAGACGATCGAGGGTACTTGGAAAACTTAGAGGACAGGGAACATCTACGGTTGAAGTAATAAAAAGGGTTGCCCAAAGTTTTGTACAAGATGGTCTAGTGGATGTTATAGAGCATAACTTAGAGTATTATTTTGAAATAGCGTTGAAAAGTAATACTGGATTTCCCTATGGATTAACTGGATTATATGATTCTATTGATGAAATTAAACCAGCACATTTAAGGGAGATGTACAAGCTAGTTGCAGTAACTCAAAGCAAAATATATATTGGACTAGCATCTGATTATGGAGAAACTATAACAAATTATCCTCTAGATCCAAACGATGTTGAATCTAAAGTAGATGTTTATTTACCTTTTTCGCAAGAGATTGGTTCGGAAATTATAACAAATTATCCAAAGGAGGGATAGCCAATGGCAGAAAAATTTGGAACTATGATAACTAGTGTAGGAAAAGCAAAAATTGCTAATAGCATAGGTTTCGGAACGAAAATAAACTTTACAAAGTTTAAATTAGGAGATGGAGGTGGTGCATATTATAATCCAACAGAGCAACAAGAAGATTTAAAAAATGTAGTTTATGAAGGAGTTATAACTAATATAACAACGGATGAATCAAATCATAATGAAATAATAGTAAAACTAGCAATACCAGCTAACGTTGGTGGATTTATGGTTAGGGAATACGGAGTGTTTGATGATGAAGGCGATATGATAGCTATAGCTAAATGTGCTGAAACATATAAACCAGCATTAGAAGAAGGAAGTACAAAAGAATTAGCGTTTAATATGGTATTGGTTGTATCTAATGTTGAATCTATTGAACTTAAGATAGATAAAACAATGATATTTGTTAGAAAAAATGAATTTGATGAACTAAGTTTTGAAACATTTCCAACAAAACTTAGTATCTCAATATCCCATGGCTTAGGATGCTATCCGGAAGTGACTCTAATTGGCACAATTTATGGTGTTGGAGTTCAAGGATGTGGAGAAGGTCCATGTGGTGGTGGCGATAGTTATTCAATTGCTTCTAAGATTGTTTACAAAGATAAAAATAATATAGACATATATGTTCCTGAAAATTATTATATAAGGGATTCATTCTTAGAAAAAATTGATAATACTAAATATATTCTTACTTTTAAAAATTCATTTAAAAGTATAATTATTAATTTGAAAGAGGTGGTTTAATTGAAAAAATTTATAAAAGGAATGCCTGATTGGCAGGATGATTTGAATGATAACTTTGATGAAGTTGGTACACAATTGTCAGAAAAGGCGAATAATACAGATAACTCAAGAACAACGACAGCCAAGGATGTTACTGGAGCTATTAATGAATTAAATAATAGTAAGGCAAAACAAACAGATTTGATACAATTAAGCAATCCCAATTTACTAATAAATGGTGATTTTAAAGTCTGGCAAAGAGGTACTAGTACATTTACAGCAGATGGTAGTAAAATGTATACTGCAGATAGATGGGCATTTTTCAGAAGTGGATGGGCAACTGGTGCTACTTGTTCGCAATTTGATGGTGGTAGCGGTTACGAATACTTAATACGACATACTGCTAATACTGATACTGCTACTGCTGTGCAGCAAATAATAGATATACCAATAACACATTCATTAAAAGGAAAAAAATTAACTTTAAGTTTTAAAGCAAGAACTGGTTTAAATATGACAGATACCACTGTAAATGCTCAAATAGGTGCTTATAAAACTGATTCAGTAGGAATAGGTTATGGATTTAAATACTATCTTAATAATACTTCCAGTGTACTAAAACCGGTTAATAGTTCAGGACAAACATATGTATTTAGTACTGATACAGCAGTTCCATATGATGCTGATTATATAACTGTAGTTATTTTATGTTATATACATGGTACTACAAGTGAACATTATCTAGGTTTATCAGAAGCTAAACTTGAAGTTGGTACAATTGCAACTCCATTTTCACCAAGAAACTATGAAGAAGAGTTAGCAATGTGTCAAAGGTATTATCAAAACTATTTAAATACAATTTTTAATGGACAAGTATTAGGTCAAAATAATGCAATGGACTCTAATATAAATTTCAGAGTCAAAATGAGGAAAACTCCAACAATAACAATATATAATGCTGTTGATAATACTCCCAATGTATTAAGTTGTTGGGATGCATCAAAACCCGCAGCGACTATTACAGGACTTTGGGGATTTTCTGACCAAGGTTTTTGTCAAATAGTTGGGACAAATTTTAGTGTAGGATCAAAATATGGCTTTAAATTTATTGCAGATGCAGAGATATATTAGGAGGGATAACAGATGGAACAAAGTATAATTAAAGTATATGTAGATGTAGATGGTAATAATATTATTACTAAAATAAGTAGCAATTTATTTATTAATGATTTAACAAATTGGATACAAATAGATGAAGGATATGGGGACAAATATGCACATGCACAGGGAAATTACTTAGATAAGGGATTGCTAGATAGCAATGGTAAATATAATTATAAGCTAGTTGATGGTATTCATGTAGAGTTAACAGAAGAAGAAAAAGAAAAGTTATTTCCAACTCAACAACCACAGCCAACACAGGAAGAAACACTAAGAGCAAAAATATTAAAAGATAATGCAGATATGCAACTACAGTTAGCACAACAACAGAAGATAAATGCAAATTTATTAGCTCAAATAGCTAAATTAGGAGGTACACAATAATATGGATAATAATTTTTGGTTTGGAGTAATTAAAGAATACTATGGATTATGTTTATATACTGTTAGTGATTTAGATACATTTGTACAAGCTAAGTGGATTACATCAGATGAAAAGGCAACAATAACTGGTAGTACTGCAACAACAAGTACTGCATCATAGGAAAAATTAATGCACTAGATAAGAAAGAGTTAATACTAGATGACTCTATGAAGTCTTTTTTACTATAACCAAGAAAGGAGTAACCTATGAATGAAGAATTAATAAAAGATAAACTAGAGACCCACGATACACGTCTGAACAATCATGGCTATAGATTAGATAAGTTAGAGCAGGATAGTGCTAGTTTTAAGATAGAACTTAAAAATTTATGCGATAATTTAAAAGCCTTAACAAGTGTGCTAAAAGGACTTATAGGACTTGGAGCAACAACACTCGTAGGCTTTTTTATTTACTCTATAGAAAATTTGATGAAATAAGAAAAAGAATGATTATGAGTAGTTCATTATTATGGGCTGCTCTTTTCTTCTATAAAAATAAGAGAAAGTAGGTTATAAAATGAATATTAATTGGAAATCAAGATTTACAAATAAGACTTTTTGGGTAGCTATAATGAGTGCTATAGTCTTATTAACACAGCAGTTAGGATTAAATATATTTCCTAATAATTGGTCAGATGTACTTAACACAATATTAACTATATTTATTTTACTAGGAATTGTTGTTGATACTAGCACAGCTGGAATAGGTGATAAGATTGAAAATGCTACAATACCAGAAAAAGAAAAGGAATTAGTTCAATAACAGCTAGAATTTAGAGAATAGCTAAGAGTAGATTTTGATGTTAGCAGAAAACACTAAATTTTTATCATAAAATGCAAAAACACATTATATTAATCACTTATGAACAAAAAAGTGTATCTTATGGCATAATTATTGAATTTATTATGTTGTGGTGTTACAGTTTATTTGTAATCAATTTCATATAAAGATGTGAAATTTTAGAAGGATTGATAATAAGAAAGGAGAAGTGATTTTGTCGAAGAAGGAAAAGATTATATGATAACATGTCAAAGGGTTTTGGTGAAAACAATGGTGCCGGCACAATAAAGCTTATAAATAATATAGGGCTAGGCAACGTAAAAGGTGACTATGTACTTGATCTTATGAAAGCTGGAACATTTACGAATGATCAATCATTTGCAGTAAAGGGCAACAAAGCCTCAGAGGGTGGAAATATCATGATTGTAGATGCAGGAAAACAAGCGACTATAAGAGCGAAAGTTGAAAAGGCAATAGCAAATATGAGACAAGAACTTAGTGCAAAAAAATTCCAACATATATGAATTTTAATTTTTGGAATTAATTAAGCAAACAATTCTCCGAGGGGAATAATCAAGAAATTAATTTAACTTATCTTAAATCTTAAATATCAAATATTAATTACGTATATAATCTAATACATTATTAAAATCTACATAAAAAGAACTCTAGAGATAGGGTTCTTTTTATGTGGAATAAATATAAAGAAACATTTATGGTTACTCTTTCATATTATGTAATATCAAATTAGAAGGAGGCGTAGAAATGAAAATAGGATTAAGAGCTGGACACTCCGATAATTGCACAGGAGCTATTGGAATAGTTGATGAACATGAACAAATGAAATTGTATTATGCATCAGTAAAAAATGTTTTAGAGCGATATGGATATACCATAATAGATTGCAACAGCAATGGAAGTACTCCATATGCAGAGTTGTCAGAAGGCGCGAACAAGGCTAATGATAATAATGTAGATCTATTTGTGTCTTTGCATATGAACGCAAGTAATGGACAAGGCCATGGGACAGAAGCACTCGTTAGCAGTATAAGCAGCGGAGCATATAGTTATGCAAATAATTTATGTGTTAATTTTAGTCAGTTAGGATTTACAAATCGAGGTGTTAAAACATCTACAAGTCTATATGAAATGAAGCATGTTGAAGCTCCTAATATTATATTTGAAATATGTTTTTGTGATAGTGAAACGGATATAGCTATTTATAATAAATACTCATGGGAAAAGTTATCATATACTTTTGCTAATGCTATAGATAGTAAGATTCCCAAAGATTCTATATCAAAATTGGGATGGAATCAAAATTCCACTGGTTGGTGGTATTGTACAGATGTAGCTAATGGATATTATTACAAAGACGTTTGGAAAGAAATAGATGGAGAATGGTATTCCTTTGATTCAAATGGTTATGCAAGAGAATCTGTTTGGTTAAAAGACCAAGGCAAGTGGTATTATCTTAAGGAGTCATGCAAAACGGCTAAATCAGAATGGTTGTGGATAGATGGAGAATGTTATTGTTTTGATGAGCACGGAGCATTATATGTAGATTGCACTACACCTGATGGTTATAAAGTAGATGAAACTGGAGCGTGGATTCAATAAATATGTAGCACCTGTAATTAAATTGTATATTAGAACCAAGATGAAGGTAGATTAAGTAGAAATATTTAGTCTACCTTTATTTTTTTGCTTCTATAATAATATGTATTTCAATATATTTGATTTCTGGAGTTATCTAAATTATATTTAAATATGTTTTGGTATAATTAACCTATAGTTTGGTATAATTAAGCTAAGAGCATGTAGATAAAATGTCAGTTTTAAAATTAAAAAATATTTGAGTTTTAAATTTAATCATATTGTTGTAAAATAGAAGTATTGTCTAATTTAAATAAATTTATTAAACTATTGAGAAAATAAGACATTGAATAAAAACACGAGGTGATTTAAGTTGGGTAGGACTAAAGGCAAAAGTACCAATACGAAAAATAAAAAAGATGAAGATACAATAAATCATGATATAGTAGGAATAGTATATATTGCAACTGGAATAATACTTGGAATAGCAATATACACCTCTTTAGCTGGAATATTATCATCTTTAGCACAAAGACTATCATATATGGTAATTGGAATAGGTGCAAATGCATTACCCCTTTATTTAATATATTTTGGATTTCAATATATAAAAACAAGAGGAAATATTAAACTTAATAAAGGCTTTTTTGGAATTACCATATTAGTAGCAGTTATTATGTTGATTTTTGGAACTACAAATATTCAAAGTTTAGATGCTCAAAGTGATTTTTTTGAAAATATAAAATTAATAATTAGTGATAATACTAAAACTATGCATGGAGGAATAATATCATATATGATTTGTTATCCTCTTTATAAGATTGTAGGGATTTTAGGCACATATATTATACTTCTTGCTTTTTCAATAATAGCTGTAATATTAATTTTTGATATTACGTTATATGATTTAGGT